CGGCGGGATATCCACAGAACCGAGCCGAAAAGAGGGGAGAAAGCGCGTGAACGAGCAACCCACATTCCCCGGGCTCGAAGTCGGGGTACCCAACGACGCACCGCGCACCGTCACGGAGTCACCCATGCTCTCCGCCGCTCGCATGACGCTTACCGAGCTGCGCGAGCAGGGCCTACTCCGCCGTGAGCACGGCGCGATCGTTCAGCTCACGTTGGAGCTCGCGCAAGCCGTCGCCGCCGGCGTCCGCTCGGGCCGCGCGTCGGCCGTGGCACTCGCCGCGCGCGAGCTGCGCGAGACGATCGCCATGCTCCCGATCCCCGACGACGACGTGCCGGCCGAAAACGGCGACTGGGAAGCGTTCCGCGCTACCGCCGAGAGTGAGGCGACATGAACGCGCGGGTGAACGTCCATCCGGTCTGGGAAGCCGGCCGGCCGCTGTGGCGTCGGTGGCACGGCTACGTCGATCACCCCATGCGCCGGACGTGGCACGTCTACGGCCCGGCTCGGTGGTTCGTGCTCATGCTCACGTCTGCGACGGCGCGCCGGTACGACCGAGCCGCCGCGCGGTACCACCGTGACCAGCGACGGGAAGTCAGGTCATGACCGGTGAGCTCGAGATTTCGCCGTGGGGCGGCAGGCCGGCGCGGTACGCAACACCGATCACGCCCGGGCTCGCGCACCGGGGCCGGCAGATCGCCTACATAGCGCGCGTGCTCGGGATGCCGCTGTTCCCGCACCAACGGCAGATCGTGGAGACGGCGACGCAGCTCAACCCGCCGGGCTCGTGGCTCACGTTCCGGTATCAGAAAGTCGTGCTCGTGCTGCCGCGCCAGACCGGTAAGACGACCGTCACGAACCCCGTGCTTGTGGACCGTGCGCAGTGGATGCCGAACCGGCAGATCCTCACGACCGCACAGCTCGGCAAGGACGCGTCGGCTCGGTGGTCGGACCTGGCCGACCGCGTGGAAGCGTCGCCGCTCGTGCGGCACACGCGGATCAAGCGCGGCAACGGGCAGGAGGTGCTCACGTTCCCGAACCGCTCGCTCGTCAAGCCGTTCGCGCCCGGCCCGACGGCCGGTCACGGCTACAGCCCGGAAACGGTTCTGATCGATGAGCTCTGGGCATTCATGGCAGCGGAAGCGGACGAGCTGAAAACCGGTCTGCTGCCGGCGATGCAGACAAAGCGCGACCGGCAGCTATGGCTCATCTCGGCAGCCGGCACCCAACAGTCGGAATGGCTGAACGAGGAAATCGAACAGGGCCGAGCGTCGGTAAACGACCCGACGAGCAAGACGGCGTATTTCGAGTGGTCGGCCGACGAGAACGCCGATCCGTACGACGAGCGCACGTGGGAATTCCACCCGGGGCTAGACGGGCTGATCACGATTGACGATCTGCGCGAGGCGTCAAAGCCGGAGAACAACAAGCGGCCGGCGTGGCTGCGCAACTACATGAACCGGCAGTCATGGAGCACGGAAACCGTGGTCCCGATCGACCTGTTCGACAAGCTGAGCGGCGAGCAGGTCACGCCGAACCCGTCCACCATCGCGCTCGCCTACGACGTGGCCGTGGACCGTTCGAGCTCCACGATTTACGCCGGCTGGACCGACGAGCTCGGGCGTACGAACGTCCGCGTGTGGAGGACCGACGCCGGCGCCGTGTGGGTATCCGAGCTCGTCCGCAGCGCGTGGGAATCCGGCGCCGTCGGCATGGTGTGCGCCGACGACGGCGGGCCGGCCCGCGCCGTCACCAAGGCTCTCCGCCGCGCCGGCGTACCCGTGACGACGCTTCCCGGCCGTGAGGCCGCTACAGCGTGGACCGAGTGGAAAGCGGCCGTCACGGATGCCGGCAAGCCGGGCGCAACCGTGCTCGTGCACGACGGCTCACAAGCCGTCCGTGACGCGCTGGAAGTCGCCGCCGAGAAGCGCACGGGGGACCTGCGCACGCTCGACCGGACGAACAGCGCCGGCCCGATCGATGCGCTCATGGCGCAAGTCGTGGCGGCATGGTACGCGCCGCAAACCGGCACGATCCCGATTGCGTAATCCCATCCGCGATAGAGCCACCCGGGGCCCGGTAGAGCGCGGGTAGACCTTGCTCCGTGCAGACACGACGCCCGCGCTTCCCGCGCTTCCTCGAAGGGTTGATGCGCTCTCCTGTGGTCGCCGCGGCTCTGGAGCGCGAGGCGTCGGCTGGGGTTCTGCCGCCCGCCCGATCCACCGTCCCTGTCTCGGTGGATCGGGCGATTTCCGTGAGCACGGTCTACCGCGCCGTAGACATTCACGTCACGGCTGCCTCACAGCTCACGTTGGACACGTGGCGCGGCAACGAGCCGACCACGCCGCCGCTCGTGATCCGCGAGCCGGAACCGGACGAAGCGCTGTCAGCGACGATCGGCAAGCTCGTGGGTTGCATGGCGCTCCACGGCTACTCATTCATGCGGCTGAACCGTACCGACCCGTCGTCGCCGGCCGCGCCGGTCGGCTCGGTGAACGTGCTGGACCCGGCGCGCGCTGTGCTCCGCGACGATTTCACGACGCGCCGTCGGCTGCTCGACTACATAGACGACTGGGGCACGTCGCACACGCTCCAGCCCTGGCAGTACGCGCACCTTCCCCGGCTGCGCGTCCCGTGGTCCCCGTACGGGCTCGGGCCGCTCCAGGCAGCGCAAGCCGAGCTCGCCGGCGCGCTCGATCTGCGCGACTACAGCAGCGGATGGTTCCAGCTCTCGGGCGTCCCGTCCGGTGTGCTGTCCACCGAGCAGACGCTTTCGCCCGATCAGACGGACGCCTGGAAGCAGAAGTGGAACGAGACAGCCGGCCCGGGCACCCGTGTTCTCGCGAACGGGTTGAAGTACACGCCCATGATGATCAACCCGCGCGATGCGCAATTCCTGGAAAGCCAGCAGTTCACGGTCACGCAGATTGCCCGGCTCATGGGCGTGCCGGCGTCGGTATTCCTCGCATCGGTTGAGGGCAATTCCCAGACCTACGCGAATGTTGAGCAGGACTGGACGGGTTATATCCGTTTCGGGCTCATGGCCTATCTGCGCGAGATTGAGCAAGCGTTCACCCGCATTCTCCCGCGCGGAAACAGTGCACGTTTCAACGTGAATGCGCTGCTGCGCACCGACACCAAGACGCGCTATGAGTCGCACGAAATCGCATTGCGCGCCGGATTCATCACGCTCGACGAAGTGCGCCAGATCGAGGGCCTAGCACCCATGCCGGCAGCGCCGGCGCCCACACCGACACCCGGGGAGATTGCCGCGTGATCACCAGAGAGTTCCGCACCGCCGGCGTGTCCGTGGAGGGCCGCAGCTTCACCGGCATCGCCGTGCCGTACATGCAGCCGACGAGCCAGATTCCCGAGTACGACGCCGAGCAGTTCGCTCGCGGCTCGGTCACCGAGTACGACGGCGCCACGATCTTCTACCGGCACAACGAGCCCGTCGGTCGGATCACCGCCGCTCGTGACACCGACGCCGGTTGGGAGATTGACGCCGAGCTGTCTGACACGACGCTCGGCCGTGACGTGGCCGTGCTGCTCCGCGACGGCGTGCTTTCGCGCCTGTCCATCCGGTTCGACCCGATCGAGCACACCGAGACACGAGACCAGACGACCGGGCAGACGCTCGTCACGCATACCAGCGTGCGCGCTCGTGAGGTGTCCCTCACCCCGTTTCCCGCATACGACGGCGCCACCGTAACCGCCGTGCGACAGAGAGGAAGTAGCACCATGCCCGAGCCCACCACGACGGACGCGCCGCCCGTTCAGGTCGTCCCCGACTCCGCAGTCTCCGAGCTGCGCGAGGCGATCGAAACGCTCACCCGTGACATGTCCACGCTCGCGAACCGCGAGCCCGGCACCGCCGAGACCGCGCCGTCGCGCTACGCGACCGCCGGCCACATGCTGCGCGCGCTCGTCGCCGGCGACGCCGACGCCGTGCGCGAGTACAACGACACGCTCGCTCGGGCGTGGGACCCTGCCGGCACCACGACCGGGCAGACCGTGGTCCGGCCGGCGTGGGTCGGGGACCTGACCCACATCGTGGACGAAGCGGCCGTGCTCGCGTCGCTGTTCACGTCCGAGTCGCTGCCGGCTGAGGGCATGTCGGTGGAGTACACGCCGTACGACCCGACGTCGGACACCACGCAGGTAGAAGAGCAGGCCGCGCAGGGCGATGACCTCGCGTTCGGTGGCGTCGAAATCGACGTGGCGCCGCAGGCACCCGTCAAGACCTACGGCGGCTACACGCGGCTCGCGTTCCAGACGATCCAGCGTTCGAGCATCAACCACCTGAACCACTCGCTGCGCGCCATCGCGAACAAGGCCGGCCGGAAGCGTAACGCCGACTTCCGCACGATCTACGCCGCCGCCGTCGCCGCGTCGGCTGCCGCCACGGGCTCGCGCAAGATCGTCGGTTCGCTCTCGACGTGGGACGGCTGCCTGTCCGCGATCGTGGACGCGGCCGAGATCTTCACGGACCGCAACATCGGCGTAGACGCGCTCGTCGTGGACAAGGCCGGCTTCAAGGCGCTCGGCTCGCTGGAGGGCACCGACGGCCGGCCGCTGTTCGTCGTCTCGGGCGCCGGCGTCGGTTCCAACGTGATCGGGTCGCTCGACGCGTTCGCGCTGCGCGGCAACCTGCTCGGCATGCCCGTGGTGCTCAACCCCAAGCAGGCCGCGCCGGCGTCCGCGTTCATCAACAAGCGCGCGATCACCGAGTGGCGTTCCCCGATCGCGCAGCTCCAGGACGAGAACATCGTCAACCTGAGCCGAGACTTCTCGCTCTACTTCTACGCCGCGCGCGCCGTCACCGACGCCGCCGCGATCGTCCCCGTGGTGGCTGCCTGATCATGGCGACGATCACGCTTGCCGAGTACGTCGGCGCTCCCAATGACAGCTACGTGGCCGAGTGCGTCACGGAAGCCGCCGCGCTCGTCGCGCGGCACATCGGGACCGCCGTCGTACCGGCGGACGTGAAAGCTCGGGCCGAGCTGGAGTGTGGTTCCGAGCTCTACCACCGTCGCAACGCGCCGAACGGCATAGCGCAGTTCGCCGCGATCGACGGCGCCCCGGTACGGGTCGCTCGCGATCCCATGATCGGCGCCTACCCGATCCTCGCGCCGTACCTCGCGGGACCGTTCGCATGAGCGCGCTCGGTGACACCCGTAGCCGGCTCACGACGGCGCTCGAAGCGCTCGACCCTAAGCCGAGCGTGTACGACCACGTGCCCGAGCGGCCGGCCGTGCCGGCAGCCGTCGTGCTGCCGGCCACGCCCTACGTGACGCCCGACGGCGTGACGTACGGGAAATGGCTCGGCCGGTTCGTCGTCGCGCTGCTCGTGCCCGGCAAGGTCAACAGCCCGGCCACGGACGCGCTCGACGCGCTCATCTGTGACGTGCTGCCGGCGCTGGAAGAGGCCGATTTCTCGGTGGCCGAGGTGTCCACCTTCTACAGCTACAGCGCGAACGGCGCGCAGTACCTCGCGGCGGACGTGACCGCCACCGACTCGATTTCGATTGGAGATTGACCCATGGGTTCCACCCGCATTAAGGGCCGGCAGCTCTCGCTCAAGATTGGCGAGCCGGCGGTTGACTACTGGGCCGACGCGACGAGCGTTGTCATGGACAACGAAGAGCTCGACGCCGACACCGTGACGTTCGAGGATGCCGCCGAGCCCGGCGGCGCCCGGCAGTTCTTCTTCACGATCAACGCCACCCAGAGCACGGCTACCGCGTCGCTGTGGCGCAAGATCTGGGAGAGCACGGGCGAGGAAGTGCCGTTCACGTACGCCGTGCACGGCAACGCCGTGCCGAGCGTGGAGCAGCCGCACATGATCGGCATTGTCAAGATCGGGCCGCGCCCGGCGCTCGGTGGCGAGGCCGGCCGAGACGTGACGTACACGTTCGAGAACCGTTGGGACATCGTCGGCACGCCGACCCTGGACGACGGCACCCCGTAGCCATGGCGGACGTGCTGCCGGGCGGGCCGGTCACTGTCCGCGTTGACGGGCTGCGCGAGGCGCTACGCGACCTCCGCGCCGCCGGCGCCGACGCGCAGGACATGGCCGAGCTCATGCACCAGCTCGGCACGCTCGTGGTGCTCGCCGCCAACCCGCCGGTTCGGTCCGGCGCGCTCGAATCGACCGTGCGCGCCGGACGCGGCAAGACCAAAGCCGTGGTTCGGGTCGGCAGCCGGCGCGTGCCGTATGCCGGCGTCATCCACTACGGGTGGCCGGCCCGCAACATCCCGCCGAACCCCTTCCTCACGGAAGCGCTGCAACGGCAGCGCGGCGCCGTGCTCGCGGCGCTCGACCGGGGCCTAGGCGACCTCCTCGCAGACCACAACCTCTAGGACAGGGAACCCATCATGACCGCTGTATCGACAAACTCACTGCTCCAGACGCTCACGCTCGGTGAAGTCGCCAAGATCGAAGAGCTCAGCGGGCTCAGCATGAGCGCGATCGGGGACGACGACGCGCCCAAGGGCGCCGTGCTCGCCGCGTTCGTGTTCGTGATCAAGCGCCGGACCGATCGCGAGTTCACGTGGAACGCCGCGAACGGCGTGACGCTGCCCGAGGCAATGGCGCTCATGGGCGGCACGCCGGCCGAGGACGAGCCGGCGGGTGACCCGGCGGACCCTACGCCGCCGGCGGACGAGCCGGCCGCAGCTACCGAGTAACGCCGACCCGAGCCCGGCTGGACGACATGGCGTCGTTCGTCGTCGGGCTCGGGCTCACGCCGGCCGACTACTGGGCGCTCACGTGGGCCGAGCGAAACGCAATCGTCAGAGAACAGAACCGAGCCAAACGACGAAAGGGGTGAGACGTGGCCGGCCACACCGTCACTATCTCGGTGCTCGCGGACACCAAGCAGTTTTCGCGCGCATTCCGTGACCTGTCCGACCAAACGGGACTCACCCGGCTCGGCTCGACCGTAAAGGCAATCGGGCGCACCGTCGCGACCGCCGGCGCTGCTATCGGCGTCGGCGTCGCTGCCGGCGTCGCCAAGTCCGTACAGGCCGCGTCCGAGCTGCAACAGTCGGTCGGCGCCGTGGACGCGGTATTCAAGGGCAACGCCGACACCGTGAAGCAGTGGGCAGCCGGCGCCTCGCAAAGCGTCGGTCTGACCAAGAGCGAATATCTCGGGTTCGCGTCGCTGCTCGGCACGCAGCTCAAGAGCGCCGGCACGCCGCTGGACGAAATCGCCGGCAAGACGGACAACCTCATCAAGTGGGGTGCCGACCTTTCGGCTATGTACGGCGGCACCGCACAGCAGGCGGTAGAGGGTTTCACGTCCGCACTAAAGGGCGAATACGAAATCCTCGACAACTACGGAATTAGCATCAATGCCGCGCGCATTGAGACTGAGGCTTTGGCGCTCGGTCACAAGAAAGTCAATGGCACGCTGAGCGATCTTGCAAAGCAGGAAGCGCTCATGTCGCTCGTGGAAAAGCAGGCAGCCGACGCCCGCGGCGCGTTCGCCCGCGAGAGCAACACGTTCGCCGGCCAGCAGGCGCGGCTCAAGGCGACGTTCGGTGACCTGTCCGCCGAGATCGGCACCGTGTTCCTGCCGATCGCGACCAAGGTAGCCGGCTACCTGAACGAGAACATGCGGCCGGCGTTCGAGCGCGTGAGCGAGTGGGTCCGATCCGAGGGCGTCCCGCGCTTCAAGGAGTTCGCCGGGTGGTTCACGGCGAACATCCTGCCCGCGCTGCTCGGCGTGTGGTCCGTCGTCACGGGGCAGCTCTTGCCGGCGCTCGTGCAGCTCGGCACCTTCGTGGGCGGCACGATCGTGCCGGCGCTGGCTGACATGGTCACGTGGCTCACGCAGAACGCCGACATCGTGCTACCGCTCGTCGCCGCCGTCGTCGCCGGCGTCGCAGCGTTCAAGGCGTACAGCACCATTCTCGGGATCGTGAAAGCTGCGCAAGCTCTCGCGACGGCGGCACAGATCGGCTTCAACGTCGCGCTCACCGCTAACCCAATAGGCATCATCATTGCCCTGATTGCTGCGCTCGTCGCCGGCCTGGTCTATTTCTTTACCCAGACGGACACGGGCCGCGAGGTTTGGGGCAACTTTACTAAGTTCCTCGGTGAAGCCTGGGAAAACATCAAGATCGCTTTTAAGGCGGGTTACGAGAGCATTAAGCAGTTCCTCGGTAAAGCCTGGGAGTTCATCAAGACGGTTTGGTCGTATACGCCGCTCGGTCTCATCATTGGCAATTGGGATAAGATCGTCGCCTACTTTAAGTCGCTGCCGGGAACCATTAAGGTGTGGCTGGATAAGGCGATTGCCTTTGTCAAGACGGTTTGGTCGTATACGCCGCTCGGTCTCATCATTGGCAATTGGGATCGAATCATCGGCTTTTTCAAGGGAATACCGGGCAAGGTGAAGCCGCACCTTGATAGCGCGATTCGCTTTATCAAGACGGTTTGGTCGTATACGCCGCTCGGCATGATCATCAACAATTGGGGTCGGATCACGTCGTTCTTCCGGGGCATCCCGGGAACGGTCAAGTCGGCGTTCGCCGGCGCCGGCTCGTGGCTCTACAACGCCGGCCGTGACGTGCTCGCCGGTCTGATCAACGGGTTGCAGTCGGCGCTCTACCGCGTGCAGCAGATCGCGTATGAAATCGCGAACAGCCTCACGTCCGGCGTGAAGTCTGTGCTCGGGATCTTCTCCCCGTCCCGCGTGTTCCGTGGGTTCGGTGAGAACGTGATCGCCGGGCTCGTGATCGGGCTCGACGAGCTCGCCGGCTTGCGCTCGACCATGCGTGACGTGTCCGGCGTGATCACGGACGGGTTCACGCCGTCGCTCGACATGCCGCAGCTCGCCGGCGGGCACGGCGGCCGTGGTGGCTACGTTCAGGTGACGCTCCAGGTCCCGCCGACGGCGGACACGCTGAGCATCGGCCGCGAGCTGAAAAGGGTGCTCACCGAGTACGAGAGCGTGGCCGGCGGTGGCTTCCGATGAGCACACCGAGCCTGAACGTCACGCGCGCCACGTGGGCCGCTGACGCCGGCAATTGGACCTACACGAGCGCCGTGCTCACGACCGACGAGCACGGCACGCAGTCGGTTTACCTGACCGCCGGCGCCCGCCCGCTCTCCACGCTGCCGGCCGGCCGCTACGTGGCCGTGGTGGAGCTCGCGGACACGTACGACGGCGTGATCCCGAGCGTCACGGTGAACGGGCAGGAACCGACCGGCACCGTGTCGCCCGGGTGGCAATCGACGTACGCCGTCGTGCTGCGCGACACCGACACGCTCGGCGTGAGCGGGCCGCTGCTGCGCCTGTCCGTGTTCCCCTACCCGGAGTCGCTGGACAGCTACGTAGCGGCCGAGACGTTCGAGCTCGTGAGCGACTACGTGGAGCGCGTGCCGCGCGTGAACTGGGCCGACAACGCGCGCGCCGCTGTCTCGGACTTCTTCGGCTGGACCGTGCTGCCCAACAGCAGCGCCGGCACGCTCACGCAGGGCGCCGCCATGCCCAAGCCGCTCACCACGCCCGGCGGCAGCATCACGACGTGCGCCCGCGTGGACTACGACAAGGTGACGCGCACGAACCACGTGCCCGACCCGCGCGCGACGACGGCCGGCAACTACGCCGGCTCCGCCGGCTCGGGTGGCGTCGTCACGGAAACCATGGTGACCGGCGCGGCCGACGGCCCGACGCTGCCGAACGGCACCAAGCCCACGACGTACGCGCGGTACACGTGGACGACGGCGAACACGGCTACCCCGATCAACGCCGCCTACACCGTGACCGGGCAGGGCATCCCGGTTGCCGCGTCCGACGCCGTGTCGGTGCTCGTCTACTTCCGCTGCTCGTCAGACGCGACGAGCGCGCGCGCGTTCTTCCGCCCGTGGACCAACGGCGCGAACGGCACCACGATTCAGGCCGCGAACCAGACGCTCGCCGCCGGGCAGTGGCACGCCGTCACGCTGTCTGCCGCGTCGCTCGCCGCCGGCACGACGGGCATCAACCAAATCGGCGTCGCCATTAGCCGGCTCATGCCGGCCGGCGGCACGCTCGACATCACCGCCGTCATGCTGGAGAAGACGCCAGCGGCCGGCACCTACCTTGACGGCACGTTCGCGAACGCTCGATGGACGGGCACGGCGAACGCGAGCACGTCACAGCTCCTCACGCCGTCGGGCGCCGGCGCCGGCATCACGATTGAGTCGTCCCTGTTCAGCCCGGAGTTCGATCCCGCGTTGCGCGCCGGCGAGCCGGTCACGATGTCGTGCTACGTCTACCTCTCGCACACGACCGACGCCGTGGTGGAAGCTCGTGGACAGACGAGCGCCGGCATTCTGGACCTGGGCCCGATCATCTCCGACCCGGTGACCGTGCCGGCTGCCACGTGGACGCGCGTATCCGTGACGGTGCCGGCGCACGCCGACGCCGTGACCAACTACAGCTTTGACGTGGTGTGGGGCCCGGACCTGCCCGGCGGCGGGTTCGCGTGCGCCACGGGCGCGCTCGTGGAGACGTCCGCCACCGTGGGCCCGTTCGGCGACGGCAGCTCTCCCGGGTGGTTCTGGACCGACGGCCCGGGCTCGGTGTCCTACACCGTCACCGAGGTAGCCCGGACCGAGGACTACGCCGACCGCGCCGTTCAGATCGTCGCGCACCGCGAGACGGCCGAGCTCGGCACGCTCAGCGCGCAGCTCGTGCTCAACGACGACGACGCCGACCTAGGCGGCATCGCGACGAACCACCCGATCCGGCTTGCCGATCGCGTCACGGGTGAGCCGCTGTGGACGGGCCGCGTCGAATCCGTGGTGCAGACCACGAGCTACGACCGTCGCCGGCAGCGGAGCTACCGCGTGGTGAGCGTGTCCGCTACCGACGCCGTCGGGCAGCTCAACGCGACGCCGCGCTATGGCGTCGTCTCGGCGCCGACCGGCGGGTTCAGCAACCTGCCCTACTACACGCGCGCTGAGCAGCTTCTGACGAGCGCTCCCGACACCGTGGAGAGCGCGCGGCTGTTGCGCCCGCCGCCGCTCGTCGGGGACGCGTGGGAGGGCGTACAGGTGGCGAACCTGGTCTATGAGTCCACGCTGTGGAATCACCTGCTGCTGTGGTTCAACACGGGCCGCTACTTCCAGGCCGGCACCGAGTTCCTCAGCCAAGCAACCATGTTCACCGACCGGTTCGGCGTGTTCCGCTACGGCGACCGGTTCGGCCGGACGTTCCAGGCCCAAGAGTGCGGGCCGCGGCGTATGTCGATCACCGACATTCCCCGCGCCGGCGACCCGCCGGCCCCCGACGGGTTCGGGCCGCGCGTGCCGGCGCTGCGCGCCCGCGTGCGGCACGACACCCAGAGCGCGCTGAACACGGTGGAGCTCGCGAACCACGCGAGCAAGGCCGACCCGGACAACCCCGGCGAGCTCCTGGCCGACGACGGCAACTTTGGGCCCTACACCGACGAGCCCGGCCGCGAGAGCTACGGCGCCCGGAAGGTGACTCTCGAGACCTGCCTTTTCGACCCGACGGCCGACGGCGACCAGGTGGCAGCCGGCGTGTTCCATGCTCACGCGCCCGACCCGTTCGGGCGCATCCTGCCGCGCGTGGAGTCGGTGACTATCTCGGTCACCGACGTTCCGCCGGCGCACCGTCCCACGCTCGCGCTCGTGGAGCTGGAAGACGGCTTGTTCGCGCGCATCGGTAACGCGTCGTGCGACGACTGGCCGATTGCGTCGATCGACCACGAGATAACGGCCAACGACTGGCTCATCACGTACGGACTGAGAGAGGACTCATGACCATGAAGTTCCGCAAGCAGCTTGTCACGGGCGCGGCCCGCAAGACGTACGCCGGCACCAACAGCCGGAAGTACATCACCGTGCACGAGACGGCGAACACGTCCGCCGGCGCGGACGCCGGCGCGCACGCCAACCTCCAATCGTCGGGGAACGTCCGTGCCGCGTCGTGGCACTGGCAGGTAGACGACACCGAGGCAGTCCAGTCGTACGAGCACACGGCGCGTTGCTGGCACGCCGGCGACGGCGACGGCCCGGGCAACTTCTCATCCATCGGCGTGGAAATCTGCGTGGACGCCGGCGGCGACTTCAAGCAGGCGGTGAGGAACGCCGCCGAGCTCGTGCGCCGCATCAAGGCCGAGGAGCCCGGCGCCGAGCTCGTCGTTCAGCACAGCCACTGGTCCGGCAAGGACTGCCCGGACCGGCTGCGCTCCGGCTCGCACGGCATCACGTGGGCGCAGTTCCTCGCGCTCGTCAACGACCCGGACACCAACCCGACCAAGCCGGCGCCGAGCGCGCCAAGAGAGGAATACGACATGGACACGCTCGACCTGCGCAACGCGCACAAGCGGCCCGTGAAGGATGACGACGTGGGCAAGCTGCAAGGGCTGCTCATGGCAGCCGGCTACGGGCCCGCCGGGCTCGTGAGCAAGATCAACGGGCGCCCGGACAGCATCGGTGGCGCCGCGACCCGGGCCGCGCTCGGTGCGTTCCAGGTGAAGCGCAAGACGGGCGGCGAGAACGGCAAGGCCGACTACATCGCCGGCCCGGCCACGTGGCGCGAGCTGATCGAGGGCTGAGTTTGTAGGTTCCCCACACGCCGGCGCCGGCTGCAGCTGCCGCCGGCGTGTGGGCAAACCCGGACATGTCCGGCACACCCTTTGTACGAATCCACGAGAGGAACCCCCTATGTCCCCGACGATCCCCGACCCGTCCGGCGCGCCGGCTACGCCGCCCGTGGTGCGCTCGGTCGCCTACTACGTGTCGCTCGTGTCGGGCGCCGTGACGCCGGCCGTCGTCGCCACGGTGGCCGTGCTCCACGGGCAGGATGCCGCCGTGACCGCTGCCGCGCTGTCCGCCGCGTGGCTCGCCGCCGTCGCCACGATCAGTGGCGGGCTCGGCGTGATCTATCGGCCGACGCGATGACCGACGAGCTCACGAGCGGCGAAATCAGCCGCACCCTGAACCGGCTGGAGAACGGGCAGAACGCCGTACTCGCCCGGCTGGAAGTGCTCGGGCAGACGTTCGTCACGCGTGCCGAGTGGGAAATGCTCAGAGCCGATCTGAACACCCGCCGCGTCCCGTGGACGGCCGTAGCGTCGTTCGTGGTCGGTGCAGCCGCGCTAGCCCTTACGCTCGTGCAGGCGCTCGGCTAGGCTCGTCGGCATGTATCTCGATGGCGGGTTCGCGCAAGACATCCGCGATGCGTTCGAGCCGCCACGCCGGCGCTACGACTCGGGGAGCCTGCTGCCCATGCCAAAGCTGAGCGTTCGTGAGGGCGGGCCCGAGGGCGACTACGACGCCGAGAAGTACGGCTACTGGTACGTGACCGGCACGCAGCCCGAGACCGAGGTTTACGGGATGATCCTGCTGCTCGTGGGCGATGAGTACGAGTGGGAGGTACACCGCCGGATCGCGCCCGAGAAGAACACGACATCGACGTACGTCGCCAGGATCAAGCACGGTCGCGTGCCCACCTACGATCACGCAATCGCCGCGCTCCGCGACGCGTGGCCGACCGGCGCCGAGCTGGCGGCGGACCCGGACGTGAGCCGGACCGACGTACCGTGGGCGTCGATACGCGACCTCGGGGAAGAAGAGGAAGCCGTCTAGTGGCTACCTGCGACACGTGCGGCGGACGCGGCGAGTACGCCGACGGCGACGGACTGATACAGACCTGCTCGGCGTGCGGCGGAAGCGGTATCGCACGATGAACACACAGGGCCCCGTCCAACCGGACGGGGCCCTGCTGCGTGCTCCATAAATGATGTTATCGGCAGAGCCGATACGGACGGACTACAGCGCGACGGCCGACACGAGCCGCCGGCGCGCGTCGTCGGGCGTCTGGATGTACCGCCGCGTGGTCTCGACGCTCGCGTGCCCGAGGATCTGCGCGATGGTGAGCAGGTCGTGACCTTCCCCGTACATCGCCGTAGCACATCGGTGCCGCAGGCTGTGCATCGTGTGGTGACCGGGCAGAACAGCCGTGACCTGTACCCCGACGCTGCGCGGCTGGATGTGCCCGGCGAGCCGGCCCGGGAACGCGAACCCGCCGCGCGCGATCGTCTCCAGCTCGCCGGCCGTCTTGTCATCCAACGGCACCACCCGATCCTTGCCACCCTTCCCGTGGACGTGGAGCGAGTACCCGAGCAGGTCCGGCACCAGGTCTCGCGCGTGGACCTGCGCGACCTCCCCGCGCCGTAGCCCGCTGTTGCCGGCGAGCCGCAGCATGAGCCGCACACGCGGCGTGGCTCGCACGAGCGCTTCCCGATACAGGTAGTCCGGGATCGGCTTCGGCGCCGGCGGGCTCGCCGGCATGGTGCCGAGCGGCACCGTCGGATCGGTCACCGTGCGCGCCGTGAGCCGCGCCCATCGGTAGAACCCGCGCACGCTTGCCAGCGCCGCCCGGCGCGTGTCCCGTGCCCACTCGTGCGCCGCGAACCACGCGGCCACGTCGTCGGGCGTCACCCCGTACGGCTCGTCACGCTCTAGCTGAGCGGCGAACCGTCCCACGTCATACAGCCGCAGCTTGACCGTGCCCGGGCGTCGCCCGGCTGCTCGCAGCGCCGTACCCCACTCGCCTAGCTCGACGGACCAACCTGTCACGGCCCGAACCTCCCCTACTTGCTGTGTTTGCGTCACACAAGTGTGCGACCACAAAGTGGTATAGATGACGTAAATACCCTGGTGAGCGGGGACACTTTCACCCGCTCGCGGAATCCGTATCGCGAAATGACCTAGGCGTCGACGGCCGGCGCCGGCGTGCTGAGCGTCGTCTGCTCGGGCTCGGGCACGGTGACGTAGCTCGTGCTGAGCATGAGCCATATGCCGACGAGCACGGCGCCGAGGAATACGACGCCGCCCCCGAACACGAGCCACGCGCCGAGCCACTGCCGCTGTCGATCGTTCATCGATGGACACCCTTCCGAGTCATAAGCCGATACGCGGCGATTAGTAGTACCGCCACAACTCCGTAAGTGATGGCTAGCGCTGTCATGACGAACTTTCAGCGAATAGCGGAACCGACCCGCGCCGCTGCTCCGCCTCAAGTAGCCTCCGCCGTCGGGCCCGCTGCCGGCACGCGACGCCGCAGCGCCGAGCGTCGGCGCGGACGGCGTAGAACGGCGTCCCGCACTCCGCGCATGGGCGGTACCAGCCGCCGTGCATCTTCCCGATCGTCACGGTTCGTCACCCGCGTTCAACGCGAGCTCACCCGGGGTGATTCCGTGGACGGCGGCGAGCAGCCGGCGCGCCGCGTCGCTCGGCATTGGCGCCGGCGCGACGACGGCCGGCACGCCGGCGGGCTCGTCGCCGTCGCCGTCGGGCAGCTCCACGACGGCGTAGGCGCGCCACGTCGGGTAACCGCGCGACCGCATGTCACGGGCATACGTCTCGGCTTCCTCGCGCGTGTCGTGCTCGGAGTGCCAGTCGTCCCCGATCATGAGCGAGCCGTGACGCGTCTCACCCGCGAGCCACGTCACGGGTGTACCCGTGACGATCGGCGCCGCCGGCTCGCTCCAGCCCGGGCACGAAGCGGTCACGTGGACGTTCCAGGCGTCCGGGTCCATGTACTCGAACGCGTGCGACGGGTGCTCAGCACCGACACCGATCGAACACCGAGCGTGCGGGGCGAGAGGACTCATGACGACACCGCCATGGCGTCGTTGTAGAGCTCCAGCCACGCGGCGTGGTCCCACGAGTACGCGGGAACCTCCACGGTGTCGCTCTCGACCGCGAGCAGGTCCAACCCGTAGATTGATGCATCCGCCTGCTGAACGAGCCGCGACATGTCCACGTTGAGGAAGCGGGCGAGGTGGTCGAGTTCATCCAGCGACCACGACCGCTTGCCGCGCAAGCGGAGCGAGATAGCCGGCTGTGCGATGCCGAGCTCGCGGGACAGGTCGGAACCTGTGATCTGGCGCCGTCCGCACTCTGCGCGAACGTTGGCCGCCACGGTCTGAGCGAACGTGCCCGGGTTACCCCGGCGCCGCTCCACGATGTGATCCGTTGATGCGCTCATACAGAGGACCGTATCGCGTACCGCGATAACAGGCAACCAGTTATGCGCAGATCACCCGCGCGTGCGACCTGAGTCAGAACATTTTGTGCTAGACATTGCCCCATGAGCGCGTCGATAGAACAGCAGGTCTCCAGCACGGTTGCAGCGTGGCTCGGGGCGAACGGACACAAGCAACAGTGGCTAGGCGATCGGCTCGGGCTCGGACAGCCGGCCGTGAGCGACCGGCTACGGAACAAGACGCCGTGGTCGCTGAGCGACCTACAGCGCATCGGTGAGGCGTTCAACGTGCCGCCGTGGTACTTCACGATGGGCATAGCGCCGGACACCCACGACCGGGCCGAACGGCTCGCCCGCGAGACCGTGCAGGACATGCGCGATTTCCGCTTCCCGGACAACGACGACCGGGCCGCGCACGCGGCGTATACCGACCTGGGCCGCAAGGCAGCTCTTGCGCTCGACTTCGGCAACCTGCCGCGCTCGGTGGAGCTCGCGCGCGCCGCCGCGCTGTGCTGGACCGCTACACGCGGCGCCGCAGCGTTCGCCGCCGGCGACGACACCGCCCGGCAGCCGGCGGACGACGCCACGATCATGAGCGAGCCCGTCACGGCTCGGATTCCGGCATGAGCACGCTCGCCGGCACGTGGCTGCTGCTGTTCGGCGCGATCGGTGGCACGTGGCTCGTCGTCGCGGCCATGGTCGATCTGTGGCGGTACCACGTGCGCCCACGGCACGCCCGACGGCGCCGTGGGCTCGCGTTCATCCGTTACGTGGAGATTCCCGACGCGCACGGCCGTACGCGGCTCGTGGTGCGCTCTGAGCGACTGCTGACGCCGGAAGAGGCCGAGCAGGTCGTTCAGCAGTGGACGGACGCCGCATGAGCCGCACCAAGCCCAAGCGGACGTACGGCAAGGGATGGGACAAGCCACTACCCGTGCCGTCGGCATACGCCGACATGCCGAAGCTGATGACGTCGCTCGCTAACGCCGGCTGGGGTGAGCTGAGCGGTCGCGACATGCAGGGCGTGCGCTCGACGCTTCACGCGCTCGTGCACGCGCTGCCGTACGGCTCAGCGGCCGGCAAGGCGACCGCCTACGACATCGCGTCACGCGCCGGCTTGTCGCTGAAGTGGACGACCCGCTGTCTCCACCTGCTCGAAGACCTGGGCGTGCTGGAGTGGACGCGCGGCGGCATCGACATCACGAACGCTCGCGAACGCAAGGGCCGGCCCGGCTGGTTCCGGATCATCAAGCGGCGCGTGGTGGAGCTCGTCATGCTCGCCCGCCCGCTCAACGACGAGAAGGTCCGCGCCTACCGCGCCGAGACGCTGGAGCGCATCCGCTCGATCAAGACGCGCTACACCCGGACGAGGCTCATGAACCAGACGCGGGGACAGCAAAAGCCCAGGTCAGAACATGTGGCACTGAACGGTGACCCCACCCCCTTACGTGGAGGGCCGGTCGGCGCACCTCCCCGCATAGATGATCTTCCTGCCTCTACTGCTCCAGTGGAGCCGCAAGCGGCCGTGCATGAGGCGCCTACGGCGCGCGGGCCGGCTGCCGAGCTGCCGGCCGACATGTCCGGCCCAGGGCTCGTACGAGCTGCCATCGTCGCCGCGCGGCTCAAGTCCAGCAATGGCAGCTCGTACGAGCTCGCCCGGATGCGTGCGCAAGGGCTGTTCTCGTGAGCGCCGCTGTGGTCGCCTGGTGCGATGAGCATGGAATGACACGGCCGTGCACGGGCTGCGCTGCCGACCACCTGTGCGGGGACCATGCTCAGCGGCACGTAGGCACGTGCTCACGGTGCGAACCCGTCACACCTGCTCGTGCTCCACGCCGGCGCCGTCGTCGGCCCGTGGTGGACGTGGCAGCACTGGCAGCGCACGACGACACATTGGTGGCCGACTGATGCCGCCGCGTAGCTCGCGCCCGTGGCGCCGACTGCTGCCGCTCGTGCTCACCACCTACGGCACCACCTGTCATCTGTGCCTGCTGCCCATCCGGCTCGACCTGCCGGCCAAGCATCCCGACGGACCGAGCGCGGACCACATCATCCCGGTCAAGCGCGGCGGGCTCGACACGCTCGACAACCTGAGGCCGGCCCATCGTCGGTGCAACTACCGCCGTGGTGCGCGCC